TGATTCTTTCGGCTGTATTATTACTTTGAGTAAGATTTGTAAAACCAGTTGTGTCCGTGCTAAAATCTTGATTTATCAACTCTAGTTGTTCATTTAAAAATCCATTAAGGTCAGTAGCAGTTGTGCTTCCACTTACTACAGATATAGATGAACTTGTACTTACTTTATCATCTGAATCAAACGCTACATTTACTTCCGTATCATCTGCTAGTCTACGAATACGAACTGCATCACCGCTATAACCAGCTTTTACCTTACGAAGACTATAAGCAGCTGATGCTGTGTCTACATCTGCTGGTAGTGTACTTTCTAGCTTACCATTTACCCAATCTTCTAGTACCCCAGAATCAATTTGACTAGCTGAAAAGTCTTCCTCTGGATCATTTGTATCCCCATCGGGATCATCCATATCTCTACGCACTTTTACAACTGGTCCATTCATTGCACCAATGTCTCGCAATGAATACGCAGCTGCGGCACCCCCGAATCTACGAGCTATACCTAAATCAGTATAGTTGGCACTAGCACCGTCCAGGATATTCCAGGACGCACCAAGATCGCCCTTGAGTTCTACTTGGGCAGATGCTAGATGTTCCGAAGACATAATTAGTCAGTAAACTCAGTTAAATATAAGTTTGATGTAGTACTTCCAGCTCTGATGAAACTAGCTGCTTGCATAGCTACTTTACTAAATGTATACGAACGGCCGGCATATAATCTATGCCCTGTTGTGCCGGATTGACTTGCACTTGTTCCATCAAATCTGACGAATGCATCCGCATCTTGAACATCTAGTGCAATATATTTAGTTAAGCCACTATAAGTAGTAGTTACACCCTCTGCTGCTGAATTACTATCGAGAACAATTTTCTCCATAGTAGTATCCGGAGTTGGCTTGGGGTACAAGTTAGTTACGAATGAATTAGGCATAGGTATATTTTATATTGTTTGTCAACGGCTTTGACGATTGACATAAGTTGAAAATCTCTTGTTGATGGTATTTGTATTTTTAAAATTATTTACTTTAAATAATTCACGATCTAGCATTTCTTTAGCTCTCTTTTCTGCTATTAGTGCTTTTTCAGTTTGACCATCTCCAGTGTAAAAATCTGAAAGTACTGTATAAAGAATGAAGTCATAGAACTCATCTGGAACATCAGTACTAGTTTCGGTAAAAGAAGGAGTAAATTCTTTTTTGTAAGTTACGTACACGGAGTTATCTGTGCTGTTGGCTACATTCATTGCGTGTGCTCCATCGCTATCTACGTAAAAATCGTACTCTATTGCTGAATTATCCTGGAATGCATCTTTCCTGTGTATCCTAATAAATTCACTTATTGTATCCAATCCAGTTTCGGATTTAGGAACTAAAGTAAAAGGTCCTCTTATTACTGGTGTTCCATTTTGTCCAGTACCAAAAGTGTTCGCAGTCCAAGCAGTAACTTCTGCTGGATTTGGGGTATCGGAAGTACTTGAAGTTTCACTAAACTCTTGATCTCCCGGAGTATCAAAACTGCTTAAAGTAACTGTTCCATCTGCGTTTTCTGTAAAAGTTAAATCAGTTGCAATAAACCATCTTATTACAGTAGAATAAGTTTTCTTAAATATTCCGCAGTCTGTTTTTGTAACCCCTCTGTAAATAGATGTACCTTCATCTGCATCTCCACCCGAAGATGTTCCTATGAACTGATAGTCTTGGTTAATGTCAGTATTGTCCGGAGCGGGACCAGATCCACCCGATAATCTTAATGAAATTATCTTTCGCTCTTCGGAGACAACTAAGTATCTCTCCCAAGTCTCTACTGCATCATAAGCTCTTTTACAAGCACGGTTCATACTTCTTTCAAAGAAGAAGTGATCCATTTCGGTCATAGCCTCCAAGCCAGCAAGGGCTTGGAAACTTTTCCGAATATCTACTAAACTAGAGGTTGTTGACATCTACTATTGAACGTTGTTATCAAGCATTGTTTCAGTTTGATTCAATGGAGATCCACCAGCTTGTAAGTTGTGACGGCGGAACTGTGTTTGAGGTCTGTACTGAAGGACATCGTGACGGAACTGTCTGCTTTGATTACGTACAATATCGATTTCTTGACGAAGAATCATCTCAGCGTTTTGGTCTTCCACTTGAGCTTTTTGTGTTTGACCGTCTCCACGTAAGAAGTCTGCGTAAGCACCGAATGCCATATATTCAAAGAATCTAAATGGAATGTTTGATGTATCACCGGACTCATCTCCGTATAATCCAGTTGTGCCGGAACCGTCTTTTACTACGTCCTCTACATCTTTACGATAAGTGACAAAAGCATTTACTAAGTTAAGGACAGTTGGGCTTAATATTTTAACAGCAATATCACCAGCGTGAGGATTACTGCCACTAGCTATCATACTAATGAAAGTATATTCTTCCGGATATAAAGTATCAGTTGGATCTTGTTTATGAATACGGAAAATAGTGTCAGCATTGTTTGCTAGATCTTTATTTGATCCGTAAGTGATGATTTGATTATCATCAGGTGTAGCCATCGCTACTGTTTCTCCTACGACAGTGAACTCATACCAAGGATAACGTTGATATGCTGTTCTGAATCGTCTGTTGATTGCTTGTCTGAAAAAGGCTTCATCGGTTGTCTCCAACGTTTGCAAGCCCGCTATTGATTTAAATCTCTCTTTGAGATTTGTGTATGATTCTGTTGGGTATGTTGCCATAATAGTTTAGTATAGTTATATTTTGTTTGGAGATAACTCCGAAAATTTCTTATTGTAGTACTGTAAAAACTCCTTGGAATGTACTTCCTCGTGCCCGTACTTCTTGGTTAGTCGAAAGAACTCCCGGGCGGGCATAGTAGCTACACACTTGCCCAGAACGGGATGTGTCTTGCCTCTTTCTTCGGCTGCTTGCTTTTTAGCTTGTGCAACTCGTAAGTGTTCGGTTTCCTTTTCTAATTGAAAACCACTCTTGATTTCGTTCAAGAATGCTTGATCGACTTCACCGTCTGTGAAGCTCCTGGGTAAATTTGTAATAATATCCATAAGTTTTGAGTAGTTTTAAATTAAAAAAGGTGGGGGCCGAAGCCCCCGACCTAGAATTTAATTAGTTGAAGAATTTCTCACCAGCAGTTGGGTAGTACTCTAAAAAGATTCTGAATTTCCCTTTAGCAGCATTACCAAAACCATTACCAGTGCCGTTAGATGTAACATCTACAGCAGTAACAATGTGCTCTGATGATGTAGCTCCGTTTAACAATACTCCATTATTTTGGAAGATTGCATTTTCGGAAGCTGTGTCTCCTGTAAAACAGTTAACTTCAATAACGAAACCATTTGGGTCACCATCATCTCCAAGTGCGATAGTAGCATCTGAAACAGCGGAACCTCCGTCTGTAACAGAAGCTGTTACCAACTCATCAACAACGATAGCTGCTTTTCTGATAAGACCAGCAAGCTGTGAACCACCAAGTGTAACGTCAGTAGCTTGAGCTCCTGTTGAACCAGATAAGTCAGCAGATGTGAATGTAGCTTCGTGAGTATATCCAAGAGCTAATGTTTGGATGTCACCAATTTTTTTAAGTGCGATAGCCATAATTAATTACCTCCTTGATTAGTCTGTGATTTTACCGTGTGCTTGTGGGTGATATACTCCAAGTGTAAGAGAGCAATCAACATAACCACGCTCACCACCACCTAAGTTAGGTAGACGTGTAGAGCCCAATGGGATCAACTCGTGGATACCAGCATATTCTGGGTTCAACAAGTAACCAGTTTCGTTAGCTGGTGTAGTTGTTGGCATACAGTCTGGGTTACCATTGATAACTGAAACGATACCGTGATCTGATTGATATAACTCAACAGATAATTTGATAGTACCGCTTTCACCATTTAGGTTGAACTCACGATTCTCGTTGTTAACTCCAACACGAGCGAAATCAGAAATTGTACGGCGAAGTGCAGTATCAGCAACTAATGTTAAAGAATCAGTTGTTCCTGTTTTGCGGTAGATTGAAGTGATGATATCGTTGAACTCAGCCTCTGTGATAGCTGTACCGCCTTGGTCTTTGATAGAATCAGATGGAGTTCTGTAATCAGCTGGAACAGGGTTTGTACCTTGTGCAGTTGATTGGATCCATTTGCCTAAACCACGGAATCCGTAAGCTGTACCAGCACCGTTTTCTACTGTCATTTCATTGTTTGAGCAGATAGTAGCTTCGATGTCTCGTTTGATTTCACGGATTGCTTTAGCTTCAGCTTGAGCGATTTTCGCAGGGCCTACAGAATCCACAGCCTCTTGGAGGTCGGATACCATATAGTCACGGCGGAATTTTTGAACATAATTGCCAAGACGAGCACGTCCAGAGAATTTGTCAGTGAAGGCTGTTACGTCAGCACCTTCAGCAACACCAGCAGTTGATGGTGAAGCTAGGCTGTCGACAGTCCACTCAACAAATGTAGACGAAGCACGCTGCTTCGGCAATGTTGAAAGGATAGGAGTTTCTTCGGGAGCAAGAATAGACAAAACATCTGTCAAGTCTTCTCTGTTAGAAACCGCTGATCCTTGCCCAGTAGTTGCACTGGGAGCATTAGGATTGTATGTATCTGAGAATGACATAATTTTTTATAATTATCGATTTTTAATTTGTAGTGTTCTGAGATTAATGAAATCACTTTTTGTGCCACTTTGTTTGAATCGAGAGCTAAGATCTTTAAGTGCCTTAGTTGACTTATTCACTGTTTTCTCTGATGTGCTTGCACCGGTTGCTCCGGTTCGTGTAGGTTTAAGAGTTGGACTAGCAACTCCGCCTTTGACTGGTTGCCTACCGTAAATACTATTGGCAGCGTGTGCCATTAAGTAGTTAAGTTGAGGTCTTACTTCCGGCCCGGCTGATTCTCTTAACTTCTGGAATCTTTCGTCACCTATAATAGCTTCGTATTGTTTCCGTAGATCGTTATCTTCGCCCTCCATCCAAACGAGCTCTTCTCTTGCCTTTTGTTCAAAGGCTTGCTCTAGTTGATTTGCTTGTTCAACTGTTTGGAGTGTTTTGAGTTGAGCCGGTAGAAACTTATCCCTGGCTTTGCGTGCATTAAGCAAACTTGCACGAACTTCAGCTTTCGTAAGAGACTTACCCTCAACTTCTGCGATATAATCATTTGGCCCGGCACCATCTGCATTGAACAATGTATCCTCTGCCCATTCAATAACTTGGTTAACTTCCTTTGCTTTACCCTGGAGATCATCTAGTGTCTCTAAGTTGGAGTAAGGATTATTGTTAACTTCCTCAGTGGCGTTCAGTGGACTTTGTTCACTCAGTTGGGATTCTAGTTTTTTTAGTTTTTCTTCAGCTGCTTTACGCTTTGCGGTGAGTTCACCGTAGCGAGCAACTGCTCTACTTCCCAACTTTTCAGATAGTTCTCGAAGGTCATCTTCGGACATATCATCAAGATCAAACTGTGAAAGAACATCCTCGGAACCTTGCGGCTCTTCGGCTTGTTCAGCACCTTCTGTTTCACTTAGTACTTCTTCGTTAATCTCGGACGAAGGTTGCTCTGCTACTTCTTCTTGTGCCTCTACTGGTGGAGCTACTTCTTGAGTTGCCTCATTTAGTTGCCCCAAGCGGCGGTTGACAAAATCCGCTGCTGACATATTCGACTGTTTCGCTGTTGTTACGGTTCCAGCGTCTACCGTTGTGATTTCTTCTGACATAATGTTTATCCACTCCTTAACGCCGAGCGATGGCGATGACTATATTATATATTACTATGCAATAGTTAAATTCTGTCCTGGAACCTTTTACGTAGATTCCTCCAGTCGCACATTTGTAGTACCTGGTCATAAGTAAGAATCCTACCAGATATTTGCTGTATGTTGTCAGAAGTAGCTTCGTGCAACTCTTCTATTGTCTCCTCCCGGAGATCACTTATTACTTGTAAGAATCGAGCAAAGTGCTCGTGTTGTGATAACGCTTGTAAGTCTTTTTCTAAGCTCATAAATTAAAAATTCAACTGCTTTTGAAAGGACTGTGTGTCTCTCAATCTTTCCAGTCTCTTTTCTTCGCTCTGATCTGCCGGATCAAAAAATCCCTTGAACATAGCGTCACTAATTTTTTCTATGTCTCCAGTCTCTATAGCATCTACGATAGCTTTTTTGAATCTACTATTCAATATTGGCTTTCCTTCGATTTTTTGCATTTGCTTTCCGTAAAGTATATCATAAATATAATTAGCTGCTTCTTCGTAGCTGTCCTCTGTGCCTCTGGCTTTTAGAAATTTTCTGTAATATTTTTTATGGAAATCAAAACCAAGCGGCCCTTCAGCTCTGCCAGGTATAGGGTTGCCTTTGGCATCTCTTTGTTTTTCATCTATCTTGAAACTAGGTGCCTCTGTGTTGCCGTGACCTAGAAGAACCGGAACTAACTTCATAAGGTTCTTTACTGGTTTTTCGTTAGCTCTTTCAGCTAGGGCTCGAGTATAACCATCTGATGCCTTTTGTGCCATCATATTTATCTCTTCGGCAGTTCCGTACCGATTATCTCCGCCAACATCTGGGAACTCAACAAATATTTTTGCAAATGTAGCCGGTGTGTTAGCACCGAGCATATCGGCATCTTGCACTTGGACAGGAGGTTTCTCGACAGGTTTGTTGTCTGCACCAATTCTTATGAACTCAACCGGTGGCAAGTTCATTGGAGCTTGTGTGCTCTGTTTTCTACCAAATAATTGGTCAAAG